AACATCAGAATACGTATCATTTGACCCTGTTGAAACATTACTATAACTGGTGTTTGATCCAGTTGCAACATCAGAATACGTATCATTTGATCCTGTTGAAATTGCACTATATGAAATATTTGAACCCGTGTCAATGTTTGCGTAAGCTTGTATTCCTAATATTCCTGCGCTTGCAGTAATTTGATCTGTTGTTAAACCTTGTACCATATCTGTTGGTGAAATAGATCCTACAGAAACAGTTGCTGATACCCCTGTTAAACCAACAACATCAGCAGGCGTTATAGATCCAACAGAAGCAGTAGAAGATACACCGGTTATATTAAGTAGTTCTATAGCTCCTGTAGTTAACTCTCCAACACTAACTGTTGCTGAAACACCAGTAATGGCACTTGGACCAAATTCTAATCCTAAAGTTCCTAAACTAGATGTTGCTGCTATACCTGTTAATGGTTCAGTGCTAACACCAAAAGCTAGTCCTAAATCTCCTACACTTACTGTCGCTGACTGACCAGTTAAACTTATAGTTGGACTAATTACAAAACTAACACTACCAACATTTGTTGTTGCTTCTTGACCAGTTAATGATTGTCCTATTTCTATAGTTACATCAAAAGTTCCACCCCAAACATCGCTGCCGCTCCATGAATCCTCGCCCCAACTATTACTTTTTGAAATAGAAGCTTCCATGCTTCTGCCAACTAAAGGAATAACTTGATCAGGAGATTCGCCCCAAGAATTATCATTCCAACCATCTCTACCCCAACCAACTAAAGTTCCTGCATAACCCATTGTTGGTGTAGCAAAAGTTGCTGATACTCCTGTTACCGGTACGCCTATTTCACCATCAATTTGTAAACTACCAACACTAGTTGTCATAGAGTGATTAGAACCAATCATCTCTAATAAATATGTAAATACTGGAGTTATAGAACCTACTGAAGCTGTTGCTTCAATACCTGTTAAAGATACAGTTTCATCTGCGCCTTCTCCCCAATCTGCTTGGTTCCAAGTTAGTCTTCCCCAACCTGTTTCATTAAATGCTTCTAAATCACCTAAAGAAATAGTTGCTGATATACCAGTTGGTAATAGTATTACATCACCAAGCTCTCCCCATTCATTTTCACTCCAGGTTCTAGCTCCCCATCCTGTAAGTAAAACATCAGCACCACCCCATTGAGATTGATCCCAAGTGAGTCTGCCCCATCCTGAAGTCACCGACATGGGTGGCCTCCTATGCTATTCTGATTATTGCGTTACTTGCGTCTGCTGTTGGAAATTGAATTGTAAAAGTTCCAGAAGAAACTGTTTTGTCACCACCAAAAGCGATAACGGCTACAGCTTTGTCAGATTGTGAATCATTATAAATTAATGCACCATTTGCTGTAAAAGATGCGGAAGTATAACTAACATCTGCAAAATCACAAATTGCAGTTGTTCCAGAAGTTGTAGGAGTTACACTTGTAATAGTCGCTCCACCTGCAGTGTATGCAGTTCCTGATGAGTTAGTAATTTCATTTGAAGTAGCGTAAGCTGTTGTACCTGCACCTAAAGATGCATCACTTGTAAATAAAGCTATCTTAAAAGTGTTTCCACTTGTAGCCGTAAAGTTGTGTGTACCAACTAAAATTTCTTGTTTAAAACTTGTACAAATTGCTGATGTTATTGCCATAATTTTCTCCTACGGGTTTGCTGATTTTATTGGTATACGAATTGCGCCATCGGTATAGTCATCTCTTCGTCTTCTACCAACTTGTTCGTTAGCAAACTTCTGTACCTCTTGTTTATATTTATTTTCATATAAAGTCAACATGTCTATAGGGCCTTTTAAAAAGCCATATGCTTCTGATAAACAGCAATATAACAAACCGTTTGGAAAATTAAGACTTATATAATTAGTTTGATTACCAGATTCTAGAGTAGCTGGCATAACGTTATAATGAACTCTAAATTTGTATGTTGTATCAGGAACTGGAGCAAAATACATTCTTCCAGAAGTCGTGTCACTTGCACCAGTGGCCCCACCAAACATAGCATAATACTTAGGTTGTGCTCTTTTTGCTGACTCTGTAGAAGGCACATATTCTTGTAAATATGTTACATCTTTTTTTTCTAACCAAACATTTGCCCCTGTTGTAGCTGATGTAGAAGTATAAACTTGCATACCTCTAATAAATAAAGCACCCGCTGGAGCATTAATAGTTTCTTGTCCAGCAACTAAATTACCTGTTTGTTGTTTTCTATCAGCGTCGATAGGAATATCACGCATAATTCTATATTGTGCATTTAAAATAATATTTTCTAATTGATCTGTAGATAAAACATTTGAATCTACTTCTGTATAGTTTTTAATTTGTGTAACTAAAGTTGAATAACTTATACCAGCCATTATGCTACTATCTCCTTACAAAACAAACAACTTTTTGTGAAACTGGTGTGATTCCAACAATGTTGTTTTTTTAAAAGTCTATACCAAAAAATTTTAATTTTATTCATTATGCTTCTATGGTTACGGGTCCAACAGAACAACCGTATCCACCTCCTTTTATATTACCTGTTGTAGCAGTATTTGTGTCAACTGTAAAAAAGAAAAAAGTATCTGTTAGGTAAGAACTTCTTGCATCTCTTCCAGGATTACCAGATCCATCTGAATCTGCTTTGTATTTCCCTGTTCTTATTGTATATCCGGCTGCTTTTGCAATATTAGTTCCTGTTATACCATCAAAACTTTGAGGGTTAGCATAAGTAAAAGAACTTCCTGCAGACGTAGTTGGAGGTCCTCTAAATCTATATGTTGTTGAATCTGTTAAACCATGTCCTGGTGAAAATACATTTATAATTCCTGATCCTGCAGCATAAGTTTCAAATCCGTTATCGGGTATTCTTACAGTTGTAGCAGGTTCGGTTCTATCACTTCTAACGTTTCTTAATGCAATACCATCAGCAGAGAGAGGTTTTGGTTCTAATTGTGGTTGCTTTGGTTCAAATTCTGAATTATGTACAAAAGCACCATTCCACTCTCTAACCATTTCTCTGTATGGAAATTCCATACCAGATCTATCTGATATTGCTTTTGAATTTTTTCCTGTTGCGTATTTTGGCATTATGTTCCTGGGTAATAAGCTTTTGGTGTAATATATGTGCTAGAAGCTGAACCATCTTCTGCAAGAGCTCTTGCTAATTCATCTTCATAATATAATTTCATTTGTTGGACTAATTGCGGTTGATATTTTTGTGCTAAATAAAAAGATAATCCTGAAGTCATACAAGGAACAAATCTAAAAGGGATGTCTGTTGCATTTGTATAATCACCAACATCTTGAATTCTTTTTATAAAATAAAAATGCATATCTTTAGATGCATTTGTAGAATCTGGAGTTGGATAAATATGTATTCTAACTTTATCAATAAATCTTTCTACCCAATATTGATTAGGAGTTCCTTTTGAAAGTTTGTTAGAAAAACCTGCATAAGTAGATCTATCTACTTTTGACATTGGACTATCTGATTGTGTAGTTTGAGTTCTGTTAGATCTTAACTGGGCTTCAAGAACATCGGACATGCCATTTATTCCATTAGTAGGTGTAGTTGTTGCAGAAGTCCCATCACTACTAGCTCTAAAGAAATCATAGTCGGATTGACCTTCAATTAAATCAAGATTAGTTTCGTCTATTTCCCAATAATGAATACCTCTGTTACCCCATTCTTGAAAAAGAATGTTGAGAGATCTTCTAGCTGATTTCATTTGATAACCAGCTACTGAATTTAATCCAATACGTTCAAAAGCTTCTTCTATAATTTCATCAATAGAAAAAGTTTTGTCGAACGTTGCTGTTCCCGAAGTAGTATTAGCCATTTAAACTCCTAAGCGTCCAAGTATACTGTCAACCCGGTTACATCACCTTGATCCATTGGAAGAAAACATCCACTGGTAAATAAAACTCCATCATCAGGGATGTAAGGATCTAAATCTCCTGCGTCTGCAGGAATAGTCATTACAGTAGCTCCTGTGCTTGAAGTAGTTTTAAATAAAAAATTATCTGCAGATCCTATAACTCCATGCATTCCTTTTACTCTAGTTCTACCTGCAAAGAAAACAGCATGCATACCAACTGAAGTTACTCCTGCAGTGATATCTGTTGTAGCTCCTCCGTTTCCAGTTATGCTTGTTACTGTGTTATAAAATAAAGTTGAAGTTACAGTTGCTCCTCCAGCTCCACCTGTAATATCCTCAGTTATACTACTTCCATTATGATCAGTTCCAATCACTGTGTATGTTACAGCTGAATTATCATCACCTGAACCAGATGTTAAAGTAATTCTTTGAACAGTGCATGAACCATCATCACCTTGTGCAAAAGTTGCTGCTGCACCTGTTAAAGTTAACGCTGCTCCATCTGATGCATCTTGTTCTGCTGCTAGAGTGGTTGCACTTGTTGCAGTTCCTCCAGTTGCAAATCTTGCTTTTACGTCTGTTGCCATTTTTTTCTCCTTAAAATTAATATGTGGGGCCGAAGCCCCACACTAATTATTTATTAACTATCCGCGTACGGTGTTACTATTGTACCTGATCCAAGCAATAAAGAATTGTGGACTAAGTATGTAGCAGTATCAATCGCTGTAAAAGATACTACGCTACCAACGATTCCACCTTTTGTAGAACCATTCATAGTTATAACATCATTTGTTGCAGCTGGAATGAAAGCTTTTTTAGAACCGTCATCTACAGCTATCATGATACCACCTTTAAATTTGTCAGTACCATCTGTTTTGATGTCCATATCAGTTGCAGCAGTTTCCACATAAAAATG